TAATTTATCTCCTTTATCTTAACTGGACGCATTTAATCCAATCGACTACCAGATACTCTTCCGGCGTACCGCCTCCGGCCTTCGCACCAAAGAACAGTTCCATTTCTTCCAGACCGGAAAGCGTAATACTTGTTGCTGTCTTAGCCACACCGTCAATATAAGGCGTTATAACGCTGGTTGTAGCAGCACCATCAAAGTAAAAGCCCAGTCTGTAAGATGTACCGCTAACGCAGGTCGTTTTCATCGTGGTAGCTGTTGAAGGCGTTCCGGCGTTGCTGCTCTCAAAGTAGATGTTCATAGTGGCGTCTACTTTGTAAAAGACAGCGCCATCGTAAGTGGCAGCGGGGCCGGCCCCGTCATCCACCAGGAAGTTCTCGGCAGCGGCATCCGCCAGACCGAAAACATAATTGGCTACATTAGTAGCGCCTTCCGTACAGGCATATTTGACCTCAAACCATAGCTTTTTGCCTTCGGCAAACAGCCAGCTTTCGCTGTCGCTTACCTCGTAAAATTCATCGTTGTCATCAGAATCGCAATACGTTGTATATTGACCACCAATACCTGCGGAGATTCCAGTAGTGCCTGTCGGTGCTCCTGCCGGGTGAACCTCTTTGGTAAATGATTCGCCGTCTGTATGCTCAAAAAAGTCTGTAAAGAAGATGTGCGCCAAACTTGGGTCGCACTTTATGGCTTGGATAGGACAGTTCGCCCATAAATCCTGACGCCAGGCGGAATGGCCTATCTTGTCCCAAAAGTTATGTACTCCGTTTTTCCAGTATGACCTTATTTCAGAAGCCATAGTAAACTCCTTTCGAGTTTAATGGATTCCCCCTACCCCCCGCTCCGCAAAGAGCAAGGGGGGAGGAGGAAAATGATTTAGTTAGTAATCGCCGTCGGCATTGCTGCCTTCGCATAGCGGGGCTTTGATAGAACAGCAACTCCGCCCAAAATACAACTTGTCGCATCAGCCCATACGCAGCTAACTTTTACCGTATCGTAGGGGTTGCCTATCGTAGGTTCTAAGTTTTCAGCATCAATCTCAACGACCATAAAACCGCCGCCCGTACCTATATCCTCGGTATTACCCACCCCTAAAGACACACCGGTTGCGGGCATCGCCGTCAATACCCCTAATGTATCGGCGGTGGCATCCAGTTCTATGCGATAGCCCCTAACGGGGGTGGCTGTAGTACAAGTCGTTACGTTCTCGCCCTTGTAAACGATAAGGTTAGTTGTAGTAGCTGCATTTGTATTCGTTGCACCAAAATTGAGTATAATCGTACAATGGTCGTAGCCTTTCATACTGACAATATCGCTCGTCATTGTCGAGTTGTTATAATCCGCAGGCGGTAGAATATTAACGACCTTATTCAAAAAAGTTCCAACCATAATAAACTCCTTAATCAGTTATCGCCGTAGGCATTACCTTGTTTTTGTAGCGGCCTTTCGATAGAATAGCGATAATACTCATTTGTGTATCCTGAGCCGCCCAGACCATACCCAATTTCACCGTATCATAAGGGTTCGCTATCGTTGGCTCCAAATCCGCCGCATCAATTTCAACCACAATAAATCCGCCGCCTGTATCAATGTCTAAGGTATTGCCTGAACCTATGGATACTCCGAGTACTGGTAATGTAGTTAATGCTCCTAATGTATCGGCGGTAGCGTCCAATTCCGCTCGATATTTACAGATAAAAGCCGTAGCGCAAGTCGTTACGTCCTCACCCTTACAGGCGATAAGATTCGTTGTAGTCGCTGCGCTTGTATTGCATAGACCAAACGAAATGACAAAGGTGCAATGGTCATAACCCTTCATACTGATAATATCAGTAGCTACTGTTGCGGCAGTCGCGTTTATAGATGCGTATGCATTTACAAGCTTGAATTCGTAAGTTCCAATCATAATTTGTCTCCTTTAGGTTATGCCCGTGCCGCCAAAGAAATAAACGAGCTTTGAGTAATCGTGCTTCGCTTCGTGGTGAACGTCGAAGATTCCCAGGGCTGACCGTCATATCTCATTACGAACCGATACGCTATTTCGTCATAATCAAACTTCAAGTGAATGCTTGAAGCTGTCGCTATTGCCGATGCGCCTGCCTTCTGGCCGATAAGGTATTGACGCCAATCACAGAGAAGAATATCGCCCGCATCACCGATAGTATCGCAATGCTCGGTCAGGATTAAAGGCCTGCCGAGAATCGTTTGATACGGTGCGCCTGGTACAGACTGAACCAGACCAACAGCGCTACCACCGGTTCCAACAGCCATCTCCAGTTTAGCAAGTTGCGGGAAGCAATCATTATGGGCGAACCATACAGCGCTGCCCATACCTCTCGGGCGCAATCTCGACCACATTTTAAGAATATTATCGGTAACAATCGTATCCGCTACCTGGTCAGTTTCTTTAGGCTGCGAAACTAAACAGGCAGCATTCATAATACCTAAAGGCATTGCCCCGCCCGTACCCCAGATAAAGTCCTCGTCTTCCTGCCAGGCAAAGGCCTCGCTAAACATACGACTCATTAGCGGGGCTATACTAATCGGGCTATCCTCAAGCAGTTCGTCAGAGACATAAACTATCCCACAGAGTTTATGTAGCGTTAGTTCAATCTGCCCGAATGCCGGCTTAGTCGGGTCTTTCTGGCCGGCTTCGCCAGGCCTTACAAGAGCAATCCCACCGTGCGTACTCGATGCATGCGTCCAGTCCTCGACAGTAGGGATTTTGATTGCGTTGCTTTGCATCGGGATAATCTGCGCCCTGCTGCGAATAAGAGATGCCTCAATAAGGTTCTCCATTAGCATAGCCCTAAACTCGGTAGGTACTAAATAACCGCCTTGAACCTGGTCGCCTTCGGCCATGTGTCCGGCTGTCTTTACGCTCTTATCCCAGGTCGCTAACTTATTCGATATTGACCGCCCGCCTGGGCCGGCTTTGTAAACATCGTTGGCAAACTGCCATAACTCATCATAGCCAGCAGTCTTATCAAGTTTCTCAGCAGCTTCACCAAAGGGAGGCCTTTTTTTCTCGCTTTGCGCGGCAAGTTTGGCATCCACCATTGCTTCCAATTTTGCCTGCTCGGTTTCTACCTCTTTAACAATAATGACGTTATCGACCTTCGGATTATGCTTTTCGGCGAGACCGTCTTCAATAAGCTGGTTGCCTATCTCATCCGGCACTTCTAAAATCTGATATTCCGATGGCTTATAGAGGTCATCTCCGTTTTGCCATTCTTTAACTAATTTGATTTTCATAATCAGTTCCTTAAAATGTTAGTTACCGCCTATAATCTCCACCATCTTACAACTAACATTTCAGCTTTACTTTTTAGCGAACGTCTCCATTGCGTCTGGCTAATTACTCTGGCTTCATTCGTACATAATTCCTTTTTTACGTTTGATATAACGGTCTATTAACAAATCGTTATTCGTCTCTGTTTTTACAGGTACTTTGTTTATGACCTTGACCGGATAACGAGTTATTACCTTACATTCACATCCTTCCGATTTCGCCGCCTCGAATGTCCCGCCCCTTGCCGAACATACGGACTTTGCTGAGCCTGCCGTCCAAATCTTTTTATCGAAACGCAGAGCTTGTATTTCGCTTTTGTTCGGCGACTTAATACCATAAATTACATCAATACATTTACCATCGTGCTTTTGGGCGCATTTCTGCCTGCGATATTTTGGATAATTAGGCGGCTTTAGTCGACAGGAATGCTCGTTAGGATACGGTTTCAATATAGCTTCCTCCTCAATATCTTTTTCTATCATATCAGCAACAACCGTATCAGGGTAATATGTTATCTCCTCCTCAATACCAAGTTCGTCCTGTGTTTCCTTCGATATGGATATATCCTTGCTCTTAACGGCAGTAGCAAGGGCTTCGGGATTGGCTGGTACGGGCACGGCAGAGAACTCTAACAGTTCCCATTTATCATATATCCGCTTGGCCTCCGCCCAGTCCGGGTTTTTCTTGACCTCATCAGGTGTAGGCGGGTGCGAACCATCCTCGGCAGGTAAGAATCCAACACTAAAGGCATTAAGAAATTTGCCTTTGAATAATTGATATATCTCGTCGGCCTTTTCGGTTTCGGCAAATCTAACTTTAGCAGTAATAGTCTTTCGGGCACTCTTTATCCATAGAGCCTTGCCGATAGGGGTTTCTCGATAATCGTGTGCCCACAAGACGACAGGGTTCTTGAGATATTGCTCATAGTCTGCGCCTTTAGGCAATAAGACTTCCTTCTCTCTATCTACAGCGCTGGTAGAGATGACCGCCGTTACAGTACGCTCCTCGTCATCAACATCGGCTTTAGCGACGTACGTTTTTCTTATTAGTTTTTCTTCTGGCATTTCTCTTGCCCTTAATCAGTTTATTTTTTGTCTTTGTTATCATCCTTCGCCTTCTGTTCTTTTTTTAGTTTGCGTAAAACAGGGTCAAGGTGTAATCCGCACTTAATACAAGTCCCTGGCACTGAATCCATAGCGCAGTGCCATATCTTGCAGTCTGGGCATAGCTTGGCTTCCTTTTTAGAGACGTGCCGGCCACAGGCTTTACAAAATACAATCAGCGGCCCTAATGGAGCGGGCTTAGCAGGTTCCCCCTTTTCGATTTTAGGCGGATTCGCAATAAGAGCCAAAATCTGCTTTACCGTTAGATACCTGTCTACGTCTTCAATGCCTATCGATGTAGCGTAGGCAATTAGCTCTGCCTTATTCATATTTTTGATTTTCTTTGCCATTAGAACTCCTCAATAACTGGCACTATCGTACATCTACAATTACAATGAAGCGGCGGATGGCCGACATCTTCATAGACAAAAGACAAACTGCGGTCGCCGACCTCAAATTTACTACCCTTCTCAAAATAGTAGGCCTCGACCGATATAGTTTTGCCATCCATTTGAGGACAGAAATCACAACTCCTATCGTCGGCTGCGCTTAGCCATTGTTTCTTTTCCACTATCCCCGATTGGATATAGCCTTGCACGGCCCCTTCATTCCAGGCCCAGATGGTCTCAGTGCGGGCAATTCGTGCGGCAGAGTATCTCTCTAATCCCTCAAAAACGCCCTCTACCCGCTTACGTAGAATAGGAATCGTCTCGCTTGCCTCTAATCCCTCGGTAAGGGTTTTGCGCAGCCTTTTAGCTATATCGCTATTGGTGGATTGGACACTGCCTATACGCTGCCTCTCTAAGGCATTCATAACTTTAGGGTTCATAGGGTCGAAGAATTCTTCCTCAGCGATTTGCCTTAATACCTTCTCCCCGCCGCTCATAAGGGTATATCTGACAAATGGCTCTTTCTTTTCGCCTAAGACCTTGTCCCATTTCTGCATATCGAATATGGCGGAGATAATATCGCCTTCAGGGGTCTTTATAGCTTTGACTTCCCTATCGAAATTAGCTAATATCTCTCTTGCCTGCGCCCTGAAGACCTCCTGAACGGCCTCTACAAATGGTTGATTTATGAAATTAGTCGGATGGCCCATCGGCGGTAACCTGCGAGGAGCTTTGACCGTCTTTATCTTTTTTTCTTGCTCCGGTAACTCGCCCTGCAGACCACTGCCGACAGGTACTAAAGTCATCGGCAACATAGGCACATCACCCCAGTCAACTTCCTCAAGGCCATCTATCTGCCGTTCTTGATTTATAGATGCATAGCCATTCTTAATATGCGAATCTTGTTCTTCTAATCTGAATTCCTTATCTTGCGGTACAGGATTATCAAAAGCACAGAACAGCCTTGCATCAAACATCGGCAGTAGTTTCTCATTTAGCTTTTGCTCTACCTTGCAAAGCCGAGGCCGAACAGTATCTTTCATATACGAATAGTCACCGGCCTCAGCATTAGCCCTATTCACATTTTCTGTAGTCAATTTGCTCATCGGTACGCCAAAAATTGCGGCTATTTCATTTAGAGTGGCCTTGCGGCCTTGCAGGAAAGCCATCTCTTTAGGCGTTAAGGAAAGTTTTGCTATCTCCGCCCCACCAAATAGATATGCTGGCTTGCCTGCTTTCTTAATGCCACCAAACCGTTGAGTCCATTTCTTTATTGTCCGCTTTTGCTCTTCCTCTGGCGGCGTTCCCGCTTCGACCGGTAGTTTAATAGCGAATTCGGGTATAGCACTATTCTGCATTAAGCTGGTCTCGTAGGTATTCATACTGACACTCAAATCAGCAGCTACTACACAGGCTTGCAAAGGACTAAGACCATAAAAGACACTTCTGGGATTGACGTTTTTGAAATGAACCATTCTTTCCGGCTCGACTTTATATATATCAATCCTATCCAGAGTGTATTCAAAGTAGCGAATAAACTTCTGCTTATCGGGAACAATCTTTACATATTGAGACATCAACGGCCAAATCTCGTCCGGTACACCTATGTTGTTCGTTAAGATGACCCAGTAAGCGTTACCTACTAAATCCAGGTATAGGAACATCTCCTCTGTTAAATCAAAGCCGTTTCTAAAATCATTCACTTTAGCCATTAGCTCTAAGAACGGGTGTTCTAAAACTTCCTCGACTTCTACGGCCTTTGATACGGCTTGCCATGTACTCGGCGATTTAGCAAGGTAATCCATACGCTCTGGTCGTATTGACCTGGTGGGGAATAGCGATTTGGTCTTTTTGCCAGTTCTTGCCGCATAGAGCCGCAGGGGTATCTGGGCACAACTTACAGCGTTGATATGGGCGCAGGCATAAACCCAGCCAGTATATTTCTTAACGAGGGATTCATAGTCTTCTTCGGGATAATACGGACGCCCCACCTGCCAGGGGGAAATACTCCAAGCCCCAGGCATATCTGCCGCTTTTAACAACCATAGGGCAATCCTGCTTCTTAAGCTCATATAAGCCCCTATATAGAAAAACGTTCTTCTATATTAAAGGGCGAATGTTACTTAAAATTTGTCCAGAATATTGGAATCAAGGCTTGACGTATATGATAAAAGCTTGTAATTGTGAGATGAAATCGGTTTTCCGTCAAATAACTGGGGATTTGATTTTTTTAAGCGTAGCAGCAGGCGTGTAACATTACTTCGAGAGCAGCCCATTAGTTTGGCCGCTTCCAAGTGCTTGCAATCGTGCAAATAACAAAATCTATATGCCTCAATCTGTTGTCTCGTCGGTCTTCGCATCCGTGCTTTCGGCTTGTTCTTGTGCTTCTATCTCGGCCAATACTTCAAAGAGACGTTTTTCATTGACCTCGTAAAACTTACTTTTTCACCTTCAATTATCATTTTCGGTCTCTTTTCACTGGGAATTTCTTTGCATATTGTTTTAGCATTTCATTTTCCGCCTTTTGGCGAAACAATTGCTTTACTCTTCACAATAGACGATAAAGCCAATTATGGCGTTGTTGCCAGCGGTCTTTATGCCAAAGTATACAGTTCATATATTCTTCATAAGGCGGCCTATTCATTTTCGCTGCTTGTTTTAATATTGATTTTTTGTAATTATTGATAAAATCAAAGCTATAGCCACCCCAAAAATAGCCACCTGTTTCTTCAGTCATTTCTATCCTTTCAATAAAAACAATCCCAAAAGCCGCCCCACCATAAAAGCAAGGCACTAAGTATTAAACTTATCAATATCGACCAAAAGTTCCAATCGCTTCGTGGCTGTCCGTGCTTATTTGCGGTTGCACATAAACTTATTATAGCCAGCAATATCCATATTATTTGTGCCATTTTCCTATCCTTTCAATATTCCATCCAGCCTGCCTCGCCAAACATTGCGTCCCTATCTTCCTTTTCTTCTTCTATCAGTATCCCCGCCCTGGAGCCGCCTTTGACTTTCATTATACCATATCTTTCGGCGTCCATCAAGTGGTCTCTGAATTTTACGGGTTCTGGTAAAGGGTTCTTGTCTCTGTCCTGCTTCCATTTATAGCCCTCCTTTTCTTCCCTTAGATGAATACTATCAGCTGTAAGATGGCATTTATATGCTTTAACAGCCTGTATACCTTCTCGTACTGAGTTCTTGCCCTTGTAGCAGGGATGGATATTAAATCCAGCATTGGCAATTTCGGTAATAGTCTTTGGGTCTTCCGAATCAGCTATAATCTCCTCGTAGTCATCTTTATCGATTATCTCTTTTAAGCTCTGGATTATCTCTGGATTAGTTAAGTTCGTTCGATACAACCACTCCTTCTCCCAGACTTGATTGCCGATAAACCTCAATTCCACTAAGGCGGTAGGATTAACATAGCCGAAATCAAGTCCCCATATCTTCCGTTCGTACTCTTCAGGCATATCCAGCACTATATCCCAGTTAGTATAGATTATTTGAGTAGGTGTAGCCCATTCACCTCTACGGTATATCTTATCATATTCAACATCCTCGTCGGCCAGGTCTTCAATATTCTGATATTCTTCGTCTGACAGAAAGGGATTTTCGTCATAATTGATATGCAGCAGTTGTCGCTTGTCTGTATCGCCCGTTTTCGTTGCCGCTGAAATCCACTTATTACCATACGGGTCTTCAGGATTAAACGATGTAAATATCTGATTTATAGCCCCATTAGGCGCTTTATGACGGCAGATTGTATTCAAAAGCATATATTCCCGTTTTGTAATACGAGTATCAGAACTTAAGCCGGCCAACTCCTCTATCCAGATATAGTTAATGCCCTCTATAGACTTCTTTTTAGCTATGTTATCCAGACCGTCAAAGGTAAAAAAATTGCCCCTTGTATTATAGATTTTAAGCTCTGTCTTGTTCTCAGTAATCTCAACGCCGCCTTTATCAAGATAATCGTGTATTAACGGCCAACAGCTATCCTTAACGGCGGGACGGGTCTTTCTAAGTATGAGGATGCCTATGTTACGCAGCTTACAGAATTTCTCAAATACAAGGTGCTGTGCTATTGTGTGAGACTTACTACTCGACGCCCCACCCCATAGCCAGTTATTCCGCTTCGTGCTGTTCTTTAGCCAGTCGTAGGGCTTACGGTTGATTTGGATTAGGGGAGTTTCGATATTAATACCAACTCTATTGAATAGCAATCATAGTGCAATTCTTTAATAGCCTTTTTAAGATTTAATCTTGCCTTCTCAACTCGATCATTATCAACAATCTCACCGTCTTTCCAGAAGACTGTAAAATATGTATAGCAATCGCTAAAGATAATACCGTCGCATAAGTCGGCGGCCCGCATCAATTGTCCTATATGCGGATAAGGACTCATTCGCACCTTGAAAACCGCTTCAGTCATTTTCTCTCCTTTGGGTCAACGTGAATTGGATTCATAAGTCTTAAGCCAACATTCCCCTCTACAAATCCGAGCATGTGGCTCTAAATAGAAAACTACCCATCCACGTTTTCGCAAATACCGCATCATTATTCTGTGATGAACCGATTTGAGATTACGCAAAAACACTTTTAACTTATTCATTTTTCTTTCCTTAATTTAGGGTCAACGTATTCCAACCTTATTACCTGTTCTGGCCTGCTATCGGCTTCGCCGGCCAGGAACTCACTTAATCGGATAAGCGTATCTACATCCCTGAATTGGGGCTTCAACTTTGTTATTGCTATTGAATGCTGCTGATTACAATTGGGGCATATTACTTCAATACTACCCTTTAGCCATTGTGCCCATACAGCCTTAGCCGATTCGACCAGCTTCAAGTCTTTGACCTTATCCCTGATTATAGCCGTATCGTTCTTTTTGGCAAGGGCAAGAGCGTTTTTATCATCTCGTTCTATGACCCGTTTCTGCCAACCAAAGGCCTTGCTCCATTTAACCAATGATTGCACTGAAACGTTAAATTCCCGACCAACCTTTGCTAAACTGCGTTTCTCCCCCAATTTGTAGTAATACTCAAAGGCTTCTCGATGGCGCAAGGTCTCTATCATTCCCATATTCCTGTTTTAATAAAAGGGCGGACAGGATTCGAACCTGCAACTGCCAGCCACGTTGGGGCATTCCCGCTTACGCTGACACGGTAATCTTTGCCTACCGCTGCTTCTTCTATACACCGGCCACCGCCCTTATAATCTTTTCAAATATTGCCCCGCCCCGGCAAGTCCGTTTTATCTGGCTTACATCCGTTTACACCATACCAGAGCGGAGCATTTCGCTGGGGTCAGCAGCATTAAGTTATCGCTTTTCGTGCATCGCCGATATTGTTATACATCATCGACTTTACTATTGGCGCAGTAATCTCAGCATCGGGCAAGGTTGCAATCTCACGCAAGGTTTTCTCCCTGCCTTCTTTATCTGCCTGTCGCTTGTTGGCCTCTTTCTTTTTGCTTCGATTCACAAGCAATAATACAATGCCTTCAAGCAAAGATAAACCCAAAAGTATTGGAGCCGCATAAGGATTCCAAGAGGCTGAGGCGGTGGTTCCGGCTTTGGCTAATCGAACATAATTACCAAACCCATCATCTTCTATCATACCCGCATCCTGAAGAGCCTTTGCAAAAACTAACATCTGCGGTTGAACTCTATCTATTTCCTCATTTGCTTTATCAATTTTAACTGCAAGCTCTTCCTTAATTATCCCCTCTAACTTAAGCAAATCAATGATGTCGCCCATCTCTTTCTGATAGGTATCCACCTTTTCCGAAAACAACATTGCTTTCTTAGAAAAGGTCTGCACATCTCTTGCTTCTGGTAGACACCCCACCGGCATTACCAGTAACACCATACATAAAATTAGCTTTTTCATTCTACATTTCCTTTCAAAATAAAATTGTTTCGTTTTCAACAATGTCCTATTATATAAGTAAATCGGCAAAAGTGATACGAAAATCCTTCCTTTTTCAAAAAAATATCAGAGGTTCTTCATCGGTCTCCTTTCAGGGCTTGCTCAAGAACTCTCCGATTTCAGTTATAAGCCCTGATTGTGAATTGTTTTTACATTCTATATTAGGCAAAGCAGCTTGCAATAATGCTTTCAGTCGCTTGTTCTTGGCTCGGAGTTGCTTTACGTCTTTCCATAAACATAAATCCCCATCACGACAAAGATGAATCAAGCCTCTATTGCTGGCTTTATATCTGTCCATTGTCAGTCTCCTTTCTCAAATAAAGCCATTTGGCCTGCCTTTTGCTCTTGGACGGGCACGCCTGTATCTACCGCCTCAAGTCTCTGGCGGGCGATTTCACAATACTTCTCGGATATGTCTATGCCAATATATCTACGGCCTAACTTTTTGGCGGCTACGCAGGTAGTGCCAGAGCCGCAGAAGGGGTCGAGGATGAGGCCGTTTTCTTGAGTACACAACCCTATCAGTCTCAAAACTAATTTCAGCGGCGTCATTGCCGGGTGTCCATATCTATCTTCGTTAAAATAATATCCTTCCCCGGGCCAGCGTATATCTTCCCATAAATCTGGAGACCAAGTATGAGAAATGTTTTTGGCGGAGGTTAAAACCGAGCGATATTGCAACGAAAAACCATTAATTCGGTTATGGCTAAAAGCACCCATTTTTACAATGATTAACTTGGACCCGGGCAGGTTATTCCACCAAGGCAATAGTATTTTAGCTGAACTGCCCAAAATAAGCTGTATTGAATCTGAAAGTTTAGTAAATTGCTCAAGCAACAATATTATCCCGTTCTCGTATTCCTGTGGCGTTAGCTTGTCGGTAGAATTTGCATAGTTTATGCCTACGTTGTACGGTGGGTCAGTCAGCAACAAATCCACACAGTTATCAGGCCAGTCTTTCATAACCT